ACAATAATCAATCTACTTTTCAATACATAGTCTACCTATGGGGAACAGTAGACGGAGTAAGCAAAGTAGGAACGTATACAGGAACAGGTGCTGACTTAAACGTAGACTGTGGCTTCACCGGAGGCGCGAGATTCATACTTATCAAGCGTGTAGATGATTCGGCCGATTGGTATGTCTACGACAGCTTGAGAGGCATTAGTGCAGGTAACGACCCGTACTTGCTAATGAACTCTACAGCCGCAGAAGTCACTGGCACAGACTACATAGACCCGCTATCAAGTGGCTTCACAGTCACATCAACTGCTCCTGTTGGCCTTAACGCCAACGGTGGCTCTTACATTTTCTTGTCAATAGCATAGGACTATCAACTATGAGTAATTACATCAAGCTCTCAACGGGCGAAATTAAGACACAAGGCGAGTGGCGGCAGGCAAACAAGAATATGTCTCTACCTCGCGTATGGACTGCTGACACGCTGACTGATCTGGAACTAACAGCTATTTTGGCAGCTCCTAAGCCAGACTGCACAAACCTACAGCAAGTAGTAGGTAACGGTGTCACTACAGACGCTAAAGGCAACACAGTCGAGGCGTGGAGTGTTGTAGATAAGTTTGCTGACACCACAGACGAGGATGGCGTTGTTACTACCAAAGCAGAGCATGAGACTGCTCATACAGCTAGGTTAGTAGCAGACAAAGAGACTGGCATACGCACTGACCGTGACAGACGAATTGCTCTTACCGATTGGACAGGTATGTCTGACGTTACGATGGCTGCTGACATGTCTACTTATCGCCAAGCACTACGTGACATAACAAGTCACGCTGACTTTCCTGATCTTGATGCAGAAGATTGGCCTACTGCGCCTTAACTTTCGGAGGGTATGAGGTGATAATATCATGCTTGAAATTGGACTTGCTATCTCCGCAGCTTCTCATGCTGTTGCGGCGATTCAGAAAGGATTAGCTCTTCATAAGGATGCTTCAGAATTAACAGATCAGTTTAGTACATTTTGGGACGCAAGAGATAAAATAGCTGAAGCAAGGACGCAATCAGATAATACAACGCTAGGGGGAAAGGTTTTTGCTAAACAGAGTGTAGAATCCTTTGCCCTTGAAGTAGCTTTAGCAGAACACAAGACAAAGCAGTTAGAAAAGCAGTTACGTGAGATGTTTATTTATAGCGGTCAAGCTGAAGTATACACTACAATGATGAGAGTGAGAAAGCAAGAACGCTCCAGAAGATTAATAACAGCTAGAAGAAAAGCAGAACAAAAGAAGTTTGTTGCCGACTGCGCTCTTTTAATGACTGTACTGGTGATTAGTATTGGCATTTTTGGTTTTATAGTTAGTTGGCTGATTATGCAGAGTTAATAAGTAAAGGTTTAAAACATGGAAGATAGGCTGAGTAGGGTAGAGAAAAAGATAGACACTTTACAAGAAGCAATAGTGTCTTTGGCAAGAGTAGAAGAACGCCTAGTCACTGTCTTTAATCGACAAACTAATATAGAAGATAAAGTAAACGCTATTGAATCAAAAGTAGATGAGCTAACAGCTAACATGATTAGCTCTAAGTTATTAGAAAGGTTTATTTGGGTTATTGTTGTAGCGTCAGTAGGCGCTATTTTCACATACATGGGGTAGTTATATGACGTACTTACAGCTAGTCAATAGCGTACTGCGCCGCTTGCGAGAGAACGAAGTAGACACAGTGCCAGAGACAAGCTATTCAGTTTTAATTGGAGACTTTGTTAATGATGCAAAGCAGCTTGCAGAAGACTCTCACAGTTGGTCTGCTTTGCGTACATCTATTGAGTTTAACACGGTTGGTGGTACGTCTATTTATGCTTTAACAGGAGCAGGACAAGACGTAGAAGTTAGAGAGGCAATGAACATAACAAGCAAGGGTGTTCTTAGTGCTAGTAACAGAAGTAGGATGAATAAGCGTTATAAGATAGGTACTCCGCTAAGCTCTTCTCCTACTGAGTTTGCTTTTACAGGTACTGATGCTAACGGAGACATTACTGTACAGGTTTATCCTCAGCCTGATAACATCTACACTTTATTCTTTGATGCTTTTGTACGGCAAGTAGACTTAACAGCTGACGCAGACGTGCTAAAAGTACCTTTTAATCCTGTGTTACAAATAGCATTAGGTATGGCATTACGTGAAAGAGGCGAGACAGGTGGTCAAACAGCAGCAGAACAGTTTGCTCTTGCTGATGCTTCATTGTCTGATGCTGTAGCGTTTGATGCTAACAAATACTCAGAAGACACTACATTTGTGGCAGTATAGGGAAACATAATGGCTCAACAATTACAGAGCATTACAATCACAGCCCCAGGATTTGCAGGCATTAACACGCAAGACGCACCGTTAGCGCAAGAGCCTAGCTTTGCTGCTGTTGCGGATAACTGCGTAATTGATAAAGAAGGAAGAGTTGCTTCTCGTAAAGGCTATACAATGGTTACTACTAACGGCGCTGCTGTTTTAGGAACTTCTGATGGTATAGAGGCAATGGGTGAGTTTGTTGCTGCTGACGGAGATATTACATTCTTATCAGCAGGTAATAACAAGATATTTACAGGGACAACTACACTGGTAGATGCTACTCCTGCGTCTTATACCATTACGGCTAATGACTGGAAGTTTGTTTCTTTTAATGACCACATGTTTATGTTCCAGCGTGGTTACGAGCCTTTAATGTATTCAGACCACGTAGGCTCAGTAGAGAAGATGTCAGCACACACACACTCTACAGGAACACCTCCACAGGGTAATGAGTGTCTAGCAGCGTTTGGTCGCTTATGGGTAGCAGACTTTACAGCCGATAAGTCTACAATCTACTGGTCAGACTTACTTGACGGAGCAGCTTGGACAGGAGGCTCTACAGGGTCGATTGACATAACTAAGGTGTGGCCTACAGGGTATGACACTATCGTTGCTCTAGCGGCTCACAACGGCTTCTTAGTGATCTTTGGTCGTACTTCAATCGTTATTTATAGCGGCGCTGAAGACCCATCGACTATGGCTCTAAGTGACACTATTTCTAATGTAGGTTGTGTAGCAAGAGACGCTGTAGTGTCTACTGGTAAAGACTTGATTTTCTTAGATGACTCTGGTGTTCGTAGCCTTGCCCGTACTGTTCAAGAGAAGTCAGCACCTATTGGTGATATTTCTAAGAATGTAAACAATGATATTAAGTCTTTGTTTGTAGCAGAGACAGGCAATATTAGTATGCACTACTCTCCTCGTGAGGCGTTTGTGCTGCTTAACTTTCAACAGTTAGGTGTTGTATATGCCTTTGATACACGTTTTCCACTACAAGATGGCAGCTATAGAGCAACTACATGGTCGCACATGAACCCGCTGTGCTTTACAACTATATCAACAGAAGCGTTGTATATAGGCTCTGCTACTGGTGTAGCTAGTTACTTAGGCTTTACAGACAATACTACTGGGTACTTGCTCAGCTACTTTAGTCACCCATTGAGCTTTGGTGATACGTCTAAGTTAAAGTTTCTAAAAAAGATTAACTTAACTACTTTTGACGGCGCTGAAGCTATAGTAGTGCTTAACTGGGCGTATGACTACTCAGGAGCTTATCAGAAACAAGCGTATACACTGCCTAAGTCGAACGTAGGCCAGTATAACATATCTGAATTTAACACAGAGGCTGAGTATTCATCGTCTATCTCTTTAATCAATCGTCAGAAGATCAACACTAGCGGTCAAGGAACTGTAGTATCTGTTGGTGTAGAGTCAACTGTAGACGGTAAGACAATAGCTATACAAGAGATAAACATACACGCATTACTAGGAAGGATTGTCTAATGAGTAACTATACTAAGATAACTAACTTTGCAGCCAAAGACGCTATGGTTAGCGGCAATCCTGCTAAGGTAATTAAAGGAACTGAAGTGGGTGCAGAGTTTGATGCAATCTCTGTTGCAGTAAACAGTAAGGCTAACCTTGCGTCTCCTACGTTTACAGGAACAGTAACAGTAGCTAATCTAACTGCTACAGGTACTATTACATTGTCTACGATTGACGGCGGCACTTATTAATGGCTTCTTGGGATAAAGACGGCGCAGCCTTAATGATAGAGTTGACCAAAGCAACTCAGGGTAACTTTTCAGTAGAAGAATTAATAGAACTGTATTACTTTATAACACTGCCTGAAGAAAGTAGTGAAGCAACAGTAACACTAATAAAGAGAGAGGATTAGATGAGTTATTTCCATAATGAGTTACTGCTTAGAGTTGTACCAGAAGGATGGGAAGTAGTAGAAGACTTTACTTATACTAGTGACCTACTAAATAAAGACATTACAGTCCCTGCGGGGTACTTTACAGACCTAGCTAGTGTACCAAGAGTAGTAAGGTTTGTTGTTCCAGTAGCAAACGCTAAGAATAGAAAGGCAGCAGTAGTTCACGACTACCTCTGTACTCATGGTAGAGAATTAGAAATAGTAAAGTCACAGAAGGTAAGTGACCAAGTGTTTAGAGAGGCTTTAGGAGTACAAGGAATAGGTCGCTTTAAGAGTGGTTTATTATACTACCCAGTTAGGTTCTTTCAGTTTATTACAGGAGACAGATAAGATATGAGAATTTTATTACTAATTATTATAGCACTGCTTCCTATTGGATGTAGCACTACTCTTGATATTCTAGCAGGTAGTACACACGCCTGTGGCAACATACACGCAGAAGGTTACTTTACAGATACAGAAGGAGAGGTACTTATTATTAAAGCACCTCCAGAGTGGACTCCTGAACAAGTCTTAGCTTTCTGTAACAGGGGTACATAACGTGAAAGACCACTTAGATGAATTGTTTCCTTTAGTTGTTGCTGTCTGCTTAATTGGATGGATGTGGGGGTCAACGGCTTATGCTGATGAGCCTACTTATGTAGATGACGTAGCCCAGATCATTAACGACAACTGTGTTGTGTGTCACCGTGAAGGCGGTATTGGCCCAATGACGTTTGAGACTTACGAGCAGATTAGGCCGTGGAGTCCTTTGATACAGTACAAAGTAATTACTAGAGAGATGCCTCCTTATGCCTATGATGCAAATATAGGTATACAAAACCTACACGGAGACTGGCGTTTATCTCAGAAAGATATAGACACTATAGCTGAGTGGGTAGATACAGGCTCACAGTATGGGGATAGAGACGTTATAGTTACTGCTCCTGTCCTTGCTGACCCTAGTCAATGGAACTTCTACGCAGACTTAGGAGAGCCTACATTAATCATTCCTTCTACGCCTATAGACATACCTGCTAGTGGTAACGACCTGTGGCATAAGCATAACGTAGCCAGTGGACTGACTGAAGACAGGTGCATTAAAGCTGTACAGGTTAAGCCTAGAGGCGATGCAAAGAGTGTAGTACACCATGCAAACTCTACAATAACATTAGATGGTGAGAGATACGGTATGCTTACTGAGTATGCTATGGGTAAGTGGGGAGAAGTTGTTCCTGATAACATATGCAGAACAATGCCAGCTAACTCTGAGATAGCTTGGGACATTCACATGTTCCCCGGCGGTTTAGGTGCTATAGCCCCCGGCACAATGATTAAAGACAATGTAGTAGAGATTGGTTTATGGCTATACAGCGTAGAAGAGTCTAAAGAGCTTGCGTACAAGCAAGACTTAAAGCTCTACAGGATAGGCAACCAAGACGATATAACTATACCGCCTAATGGCTACTATATGACTCAAGCCTTTCACAGCTTTGACCATCCAGTAAGAATAGACTCTTGGCAACCTCACGGTCATCTGCGTATGAATGCAGCTAGTTTTGAGATATTCTATCCAGAGACAGGTAGAACAGAATCTATTAGTCAAGTGTCTAACTGGAGTGCTACGTGGCATCACAGCCACTTATACGACAGCGACTACGCTCCTCTGTTACCTACTGGTGCAGTGTTGGTACTGAAGCAGTGGTATGACAACACAGCTGACAACCCTAACAACCCCGATTCAGACATGTGGGTAATGGGTGGAAGCCGTACTGGCGATGAGATGACACACGCGTGGATTGCAGTTACTCACCTTGATGATGCAAAGTATCAAGAGTTAGTAGATGAAAGAAACAACAAAACACTAGTAGCTCAGTGAATTAAGGAAGAATAATGCCTACAGCAACAGAAGCAGCAACACAGGCTTTACAGAATACAGCTACTTACGGTGGAGCTGTTAATTCAGCAGGTTTAGTTTCTTTACAAAGAGCCGCAGAAGCTGGCACAGCTGCCGCTGGCGGTGCAAGTATCTTTGGAGTTGACCCTGCTTCCATAATCTTCTCCCTTGCATTAAGGGCAATGGGTATTGGCTCAAAAGGTAGCCAAGCAACTCCCATGAACCCTAAAGAGAGAGCTTTGTTTGAGGCTGGGCAGAAAGTAGACATGGCTACACAGATGACACAGGCTGGTGGTTATGACTGGATGCAGGCAGGTTCAGGAGAGACTCTTGAAGCTACGTTTAACGAAGCAATCGACACTGTCTTAGCCCTACCAGACGATGGTATGGAGTTCTACGGTAAGAGTAAAGAAGCCCTGTTGGGTGACTTAGCTGGTGCAGAGGCTGACGGTATCTACAATGGTACTGCCGCAGATCGAGGCTTAGCAGAAACTCTTCAGTTAATGAAGGCATTCCCTGCCGCCACAGACTACAACTTCTACGAAGAAACGCCTGTTACTACTACTACAGCCTCAACCAACGCACTAGACGCAGCATCCTCGGCAGCTATAGATTCTAACAGTGCAGCAGCCGCAGCAGACGCAGCAGACGCAGCAGACGCAGCAGACGCAGCAGACGCAGCAGCCGCAGACCTTCTAGGAGGCGATACAGACCTTACAGGAGGCGATACAGACCTTACAGGAGCAATAGACACTACCTCATCTACTGTGGATGGAAGTACCGGAAACAGAGTGCAGGACGGAGTAGATAGCACTATAGACACTACTGGATGGGTCAGAACGTCTGAGCTAGGAGCTGCTGTTATGACGTATGAGAACACTGTCACAAACGAGACTTTTGAAATAAATATGAATGACGTAACCTCCTTACCTCCTCAAGAGCAAGCAGCTATTAAAGAAGTTAATACACGGACAGCCAACACCGCAACGACAGAAGCAGACACCAAAAAGACAGCAGAAGGCATTACAAACGACAGTCTTATAGATATTTCTATTGGCGGGTTGATAAACGGCGCTCTTAATACAGGCACTGTTGGCCCTATTCAGTTTCCAAAGAATACAGCTGGTACAGTTCCTGCTGGAGGTGGTACAGTTCCTGCTGGAGGTGGTACAGTTTCTGCCGGAGGTGGTACAGTTTCTGCCGGAGGTGGTACAGTTCCTGCCGGAGGTGGTACAGTTTCTGCCGGAGGTGGTACAGTTTCTGCCGGAGGTGGTACAGTTCCTGCCGGAGGTGGTAAGGTTCCTGACGGAAAGGTTCCTGCCGGAGATGGTACAGATGGCACAGACGGCACAGACGGTACAGACGGTACAGACGGTACAGACGGATTAGATGGCGCAGCTGGTTCAGCTGGTGCAGCTGGTGCAGCTGGTGCAGCTGGTGCAGCTGGTGCAGCTGGTGCAGCTGGCTCTGACGGCAGAGACGGTAGAGATGGAGGAGATGGAGGCGATGGTAAAGACGGTAAAGATGGTAAAGACGGTTTATCATTAGTAGGTATGCTTTCCTCACCTATAGCTAACGAGATATTTAGAACAGAATTTAAGGATAACTACCTACGTCCACAGTATGTAGATAGAATCTTACGGGGTAGAGGATGAACAACAATAGAAGGAATACACAATGAGTCTTTTTGACGCAATCGGCGGTTTAGGCGCTATTTACGGCTTTGATAAAGGTATTAAAGACGTTCAAGACGTTGGTACAGATGCTTTAAAACGGGCTGAGCTTGGTGCTACTGACGTAGAGACACAGACTCAGTTTAAACCTTTTACTGTTACTTCTGGTGTAGGTGGCGGTGCTTTTGATGCACAAGGTAATCTAGGTCTTACCACAACTCCAGAACAGCAAGCTATACAAGCAAAGCTACAAGGCTTTGGCTCTGGCGTGTTTGACTTTTTAGATGATCCTGTTCAAAGAGAACAAGAACAGACTAATTTAATTAAGATGTTAACAACAAACGGAGCTGTTACTACTCCTGAATCAACTATGCTAAACAAGTTTGGCACTCAAGCGTTTGACTTTCTAGGTGATCCCGTTCAAAGAGAACAGGAACAGTCTAGTTTAATTAGAATGCTAACGGGTGGTGGTACTGATAGAGGCACTCGTGAAGCAGAGATTATGTCACGTCTACAAGCTACACAAGCCCCAGAGCAAGAAAGAGCTAGGTTAGGTCTTGAACAACGTCTAGCTAATCAAGGCAGGCTTGGTGTACAGACATCTATGTTTGGTGGTACGCCAGAAGCGTTAGCACTTGAGAAGGCTATAGCAGAACAGCAAGCAGGCTTTGGTGTTAGTGCTATGGAGCAAGCTCGTGCTGAACAGGCACAACAGTCAGAACAGACACTACAAGGTTTACAAGAGTTTAGAGGTAGGATGGGCTTAGGTGGTGAGTTAGGATTAGGCTCTTTAGACGCTGCACTAGCTTCTCAGGGACAGAGATCAACGCAAACACTACAAGGTTTGCAGGAGTTTAGAGGTAGGATGGGCTTAGGTGGTCAATTAGGACTAGATGCGCTTTCTAGCTCTTATCAGCCTTTAGAGGCGTTGTTAGCTACAATGACACCTGCGTTACAAGGAGCAGACCTTGGAGCAGCTGGACAGCGACAAGGCGCTCAGTTAGGTACTTCGTTATTAGAAGCTGGCTTGTCTCAGAAGACAGCCGCAGAAGCAGTAGCAGGTAACTTACGGCAACAGCAGATACAAGCTATTTCTAACTTGCTCGGTGGTCAACAGGCTAACTCTGTTACTGGACAGACAGGGTCTACTGGCTTGATTGAAGACCTGTTCGGAAGCGGTGGAATGTTTGGAGGCGGTGGAGGAACAAGTTCATCAGGTGGCGGAGGATCAAATATAGTAGGAACTCCTGAGTTTCAAGCAAAGATGCGCGCTCTCGGTTATTAAAGTTTAAAAGGAAATATAAACATGGCTGGTATAGATATAACATCACTATTTGCTGACGTGTTGCCTAACCCACAACGACAGCTAGAAGAACGTACACTACAACAGAGCGATGCAGCTAATCAAGCTAACGCAGTTAGTCAGCTAGGTGGTATGGCTGCTTACTTAGCTCCACAGCGTGGTCGTGCAATGGCGGCAGCTGGTAAGGGTTTGCTGGGTATTGACACACGCACTAAGGCTGACAAGCTAAAAGAGCAGCTAGAGGCTCTAGGAACCCCTAGTACACCACAAGAGCATAAAGCCTATGCAGACTTGCTTGATAAAATGCGTCCGGGTTCTGGTGTACAGTATATGATGAGTGTTGCTCAAGAGAAAAGACTTCAGCAGCAAGTAGACGCACAGACTACATCAGCAGGAGCGCAGGCAAGTCAAGCCGCGAGTGCAGCTGCTGAAGTACCAGCAACAATATTACGAGCTGAGTCATTAGCAACTCAGGCAGCGACTGACGAAGCTGCGCTGATACTAGCAGGAACGACTCAAGAAGATTTAGTACAATGGAGAGGAGTTACTGAACTTCATCAGAACAGAGAGGCGGCTATTAAGGAAGAGACTAATAGGATAAGGGCGCTTAACGAGGCAAATCTGGCTGATGATTTAGGTTCCCGTGACAAAGCTGCGATACGTGATGCTACTGCTGCAAGCAGAGTATTTCAAAACCAAGCAACTATGGCTAGAAACATAGCTAACCAGTACAAAGCACTGTCTCCTATGGCGGGAGCTGCTGGTGAGATGAAAACTAAGTGGATGAAATTCATGGGCAACCAAGACGACGCACAGCTGCTTAAAACTAACTTTACAGCTCTGAAGAACACTTTAGTTATGGATAATTTACCCCCCGGAGTTGCTTCAGATAAAGACATCGAAATAGCTATGTCTGGTTATCCTGATGCTTCATGGAGTGGTGAAAAGATTGAACAATTCATGAGAGGTATGGCTAAAGTGGCAGCACTAAGGGCTGAACAAGAAGATGCTAGAGCTACTTATCTGTACAACAACAAAGGTTTAGATGTCGGTTTTAATGCTGCGTGGAAAGAGACTACAGACGCAGTAGGCTACGACCAAAAACTAGCTGAGAAGTATGGCTTGGAATGGGTTCCTAATGATGAAGCCTTAGCCGACCGTACTGACAAGATAGACGCTGCCAGATTAGCGGCTGCTGAAGCTAGACTAGCTTCAATGCCTGATGTAGAAAGAGCTAATAGGGCTGCTGCTGCTTTTAACAGAACGCCTGCATTAGGCGGCGTAGTAGGAGGTGGTATCTAATGGCTAAAGAAATAGATGATATGAGTAGGGCCGAGTTAGAGGCTCTCATAGCCTCTAAAGGTGCTACTACTAGCAGCGATACTAATAGTTTTCTGCGAGACGCTGGAGCTTATCTTAAAGAGCATATGGAGATTCCTGTAGGTATGGGAGGTGCTGTAGGAGGAGCTTTGGCAGGTAGTGCTGTAATGCCCGGAATTGGTACTGCTATAGGAGGTTTGGTAGGAGGTGCTTTAGGTAGCGGTGTAGGGTCAGGTATCTCTGACATAAACGCTGGGGAGAGAGTTGACTTTGGTGATGTAGGTAAGGAGATGGCTCTGTCTGCTGGTATGGACATAGCTACACTTGGCGCTGCTAAAGTGTTGCGGCCAATTGCAAACGTCTTAGGAGCTTCTGCTAGGTCTGTTAGAGATAGTGTTATTCCTAGTGCTAGGCGTAGGCTTATTGATGAACTGCCTGACATGAATTTAATAGAGGCTGGTACTCCTGAGTCTATGCGTATAACGCAGCGGTTTTTAGTCGAGGAAGGTAGTTCTGCTGCTGGTTTATCTGCGGTACAGACAGGTATGGCTCATTTCCTACGAAGAACTGCTGAAGGTATTGGAGATATTGGTTTGTTTTCTAGTGGTCAAGCTAGAGCTAGAGTGGCAGCTAACAACAAAACCATACATGACGGTTTACAGGGTTTGATAAGAGATGGTGGAACTACAGGTCAAGTAGGTGAGGAAGTCTTTGGAATACTAGAGACAGGTAAGAAGGCTGCTATTAAGATGTATGGGGACGGTTTAGAGGCTATGGTTAAAGAATCAGGTTCTAAGCGTGTTAGTACAGCACCTATAGCTAATCAGCTCCTAGCCTTTAGGAAGAAGTACGCGTCTAATTTAGGAGATAACCTAAGTCGGGGAGTTGGTAAGAAGGCTGACAAACTCTTAGATGACCTTATGGAGTCTAATACTGTTAAAGGACTAACTAATAAAACTCTAAAGACAGCTGACTTAGCTACTCTTGTGGCCTTTCAGACACGAGTTAGCCGCATGATAAACAAAGTGATGCCTAACTCTAAAGGCGCTGACCCAAACGCTTACAGAGAGCTTAGTGAACTTAATACGATGGTTAAGAAGGGAATGGCTGAAGCTATAAATGAAATATCACCTAACGCCAAGAAAACCTATGAGTTAATGAACAAAACATACGGCTCGACTATGCAGGGTTTACTACCTAAGATTAACAGTAGCTTTATAGCTGCTGCTGAGAAGTCAGACTACGACACACTGGGTAGGCTGTTGGTTAATAATACTAACAACAGCAAAGTAGGAGCTATGATGTCTAGTATAGACGAGGCTTATAAAACTATGGGTAAGAAAGGCGTACCTAAAGGCAGTCCTAAAAATGCTAAAGAAGCAAAGAAGGCTGTACGACAGGCTTATGTGTCTAATATGTTTAGAGACATCAACGACCAGACTGACTTTACTACCTATAGTAAGATGGCAGCTGATCTATCGCATCCTGAGAGTGCTAAAAAGGCTAGGATGATAATGGGTGAGGAATATAGCACTTACAAGAAACTTATTAATGCTATTAGTGATACTAGCGGAGGTAATCCATCACTGGGTTTTCAACTCGCTGTAAGGCAGAAAGAGTTAGGGGCTATAGCTCAGGTAGGAGGAGCAGCAGGCGTAGGCGCTACTGGAGCTTTAGGTACTATGGCAGCTGTGTTGCTACTTCCTGCTATAGCGGGTAATCTGGCTACTAACAGAAACGCTGTAAATGCTTTATTAGGGCTTAACGCTAAGATAGCTAGGGGTGTCATCAATGATGAATCTGTAGCACTCGGTGTTAGTAACATACTGAAGATGGCTATACCAGACCAAGAAGAAAGGGATGCTATAGGTGTTGACATTAACTGGTAATAAACAACGGAGACTACACTATGCCATACGGCACAGGCACATACGGTACAACTAAAGGCAGACCACCAAAGAAGGCAGTAAAGAAGAAGAAGCCTAAGAAGAAGTAAAGAATCCTCTGAGGCTACCTTGGGATTGTGCTAGTGGCAGGCACAAAAAAGCCCTATAGAGTTGGGATACTCTATAGGGCTTTTTATTGTCTTAGATACCACACACTCCTGATTGACAAGCTGTCTCACTGTTCTCTTCGTACACTACTCCTTTATGCTTCATTGCCTCCTTGTAGGTCACTGTCGTTAGTGGCTGACCACCACGAGCGCCATCAGGGTAACAGGTAAAGCCTCTGAGCCTGTGTGCGTACTTAGCAAGTATGTTAGCAAACTCCATAACTCTGCTTTCGTTGTTGCCTTCACTTCCCCAAGACGGTAGGTTAATTGTCGAAGAGATGCTCATGTCAACATAGTCTTGAACGTCAGCTTGGAACTTCAGCCTACGCTCAAAGTCATCGACCATTGAAGACGAGGTTTCAATCTCATTAGGATTGAGTCCGTGAGTCTCTATAAGATCAGCAGCTGTAGCGTCTACTACATACTCGTACTTCCACTTGTCACCACCAACTAGGTAGCGTCTCTTATAAGCAACTGCAAACAATGGCTCTATACCTGTAGTCGTGCCTGCTAAGATGCCAATAGTTCCTGTTGGTGCGATGGCGCGATAGGCAACGGGGTGATTGATGCCTCTCTCGTCACACAACATATTAGCAGCCTTCTCAGACTCGTCTCGGTACACTTCCAACCACCGATGCAGCTCTTCTGTTACCTCGTAGCTACTACCTCTCTTCAGTAGAAACTCATGTATGCCCATTAGACCCAAGCCAAGTCTCCTGTTCTTAGCTCGTACTTCATAGACCTTTTTGGTGGGTAGGTCTGCCACAAGGGTTCCTGCAACAAGGAACATGGACGCGACTCTAACGATTGATCTGAACTCCTCAATGTCGTCAATAGCCCCAATGTTAATACTCCCAAGATTACAGACATCACTATCATCCTCACTTGTAACTTCTGTACATGCGTTACGGAGTGTCTCATTCTCTTTATCTCCAAAGTTAAAGCTAAATCCCGGCTCTCCTGTCTGCATCGCCTGACGGCAATTCTGCACAAAAGTCTCAGGTAAGAAGCCATTATTAACTGCGTCTAAGAACTTGTCATCATAATTAAGACTGATGTTAGTCATGTCTAACGGTGCAGGAAAGTTAAAGTTATGCTGCTTAGCATCAAAAACTGTAACACCAGCTGTAACTTCTATTGAGTGCCAGTCCTTAGCTGCTAAGAAAGCCTTCGCGTCTCCATGCTGCCAGTTTAGAGAAGCGTAGATAGCTGACCTACGACTACCTCCTTGCATTACATTCCTGCCTATCTCGTTGATGCTGTTCATAAGAGGTAGTGGCCCTGAAGCTGTCCCTCCTGTACGTCCCAGAGGAGCGCCTGCGGGTCTAAAGACACTGTAGTCAATACCAATGCCACCTCCACTCATTAAACAGTCGCTAGAGCGTTGTGTGAGCCTTCCCCACTCCTCTCGTGTGTCCTCTTCGCCTTTTAAGAGATAGCAGTTGTTGTAGAAGGAGGCTTGTCTTCCTGCGTAGTAGATGTATCTGCCGCCCGGCATGAACTTGAATGACTTAATTGCATCACCCAGTTCCTTCGCATCCTCCTCATTGAATATGCCTGTAGTAACGTCCTTAACAATATCGTCTGCCTTCTCCTCCCATGTCTGTGTTTCAGTTAGTGCGTACTTGTGACGGAAGATACTCTCCCCAAAGCTGTTTCTAAAAGTCATATTAATTCCCTATCGCCTTCTTTAATAAATACGCCTGCCTTGTTAAGATAACCTTTACGATCTTTAATGTCATCGTAAGCTACCTCTAAGCAATGCTCTAATGTGTACTCACTCATCATAGCAAGGTTGTTAAGAACTACTAAACAGTCCCCAATGTCGTCTGCTATGTCCCTATGCTTTGCTATGTTATCAGCAAGCTCTCCCACTTCACTGACTAGCTTTAGTGCTTGTGTTTCTATACGTCCGTTAGCAAAGATGCCTCTTTCTATACTCCAGTTAGTGCATTTACTAACCAACTCAGACATAGTATTCATCGGTTACCTCCGTCTATTGTAGCCTGTGCTAGTTTCTCTAAATACCACTGAGCCTTGCGTAAGTCTTCTAAGCCGTTCTTGTACTTATGTCTGTGCATATACTTAATCACGTTACCTTCTAAGTAACCTACATAAGCGTCTCTACTAAGCTGTTGCTTAATGTAGTCTATACACTCTACTCCTTCGCTCTTGTAGTGATGCGGATTCACAGGGTCGTAATGGTCAGGCATTATGACTTCTTCGCTATCTAAATACTTCTCTCTTTTGGCTAAGACTTCAGCTCTTAAACTATCTCTATTTGCTTTGTCCCACTCTGCTGGTGTTGCTTTGTTTATGCTCATATCTTTCATTCCTTTTAAACCACGCTTAAAACGCTGTATCTTACTAGGACGCATCAGTTACCTCTAGCTCTTCTGCTAACACTTCTATGTTATCCAGTATTTTATCCTCAAACCTATCTAGTATCTCCTGTGTGTTAAGCTCTAGCACTTCAAGTATCATAACTTCATCAAACTTAGCTAGACGTTCTTTTACTTCTTCAAAGGTAAGGCTCACTTGACTCCTCCGTACTTCTTAGCTAGATAGTTAATACTGATAGGTAGTTCATCAAACCCGCCATCGACAACCTCGTGCAGCATCCATATACCACGCCATGATGCGTTAGTCTGTGGAGTGAGGTAGTCCTGATCTTCTACATAAAAGATACCTGCGAACAAACCTGTAACGCCTTTACCATCTCCTCGTCTGGCATAAGCTATGTCTCTGTCCTGCACATGTCCCATTACACAGCTCATCATCTTCTTAGTCACTAGCGCCCTTGCTGAGCTAACTGGTCGTCCCATAACTCCAGAGGTAAAGTAGTGGCTATATGCTACACCGTCTATCACTTCTACCTGTAGGAATGGAATCACTTCCCAGCCCATTGCTTCTAGCCCGAAGTCATCAAAGCCCATCAGCCCTTCTAGCTCTGGCTGAGCATTCACAGCTCTAGTGATTCTATTCTCGTGATTACCTAGACAGAACACTAGCCGAGGTTTCCACACTGTTTTCTTATTCTTACGGAGACGCTTCTGCTCATCTCTGATAGGTTTTAAGAATGCCTTCATACCCTTCTTACCTGACTCTATGTCAGCTAGATAGCGTCTACCCTCAAAAGCCATAGTACCTTTATCGTAGCTAGACAGCGATGGTAAGTCCCAATGATCGCCTATGTGAATGATAACATCTGGTTTATGTTTAACAGCATACTCTCCAGCCCACTTCAGATGCTTTATAGATGAGTCTGGTTTTATCTGAGTATCTGGCACAATCATGTGTCTAGTCATTTACTCTTCCTTGCTGCACGTTCAGCGTTAGTCTTTAATTGGTGACAGGGTTTGCACAATACTTGCATACCGTCTGCCTCACAGAATAGCCTTTCTGAGAACCCAGAGATGTCGCTGTAACTAGACAACGAACCCGCAGGCTCTATATGATCAACTTGAATTTCCTTGCCTTGGAACCAGTCGTCACACTCAGCACAACGATACTCATACTTATGTCGCTTACCTGCTACTGTGCGCTCTACTGCCTTCTTAGCTTGGAACTTAGCAGGGTAGCGCGAGTATGCTTGCCTTAGTGCTGAGCGTATGAACTGCCAATAACGCGCTTCAGTCCATGTGTTCCCTGCTCTAGTGCGTTGTACTCGTTGCTTCCCCATACCATACCTCCTCTGTGCTTCTAGTTGTAGGTGGTTCCCATATCTGGCCTACTTCCCTCCTTAGCCACGCTAGACGAGCATTCTCTAACGCTCTGTCGTCTCCTAACTGGTCACGTACAATGTCCCACATATCTGACTCGTTCCTACAGCCATTAATCAAGTCAAAAGCACCTTGCTGACCAACACCTTCAACGCCAATGATATTATCAATAGCGTCTCCAGTGATGATCTGCTTATAAAAGAACTTCAGCCCTTGAACTTCATCAATGTAATACTCCCTATTCTTAATGAAGTCGTAGTGAATGCCTCCTATCTGGTCGAAGTCCTTATCTATAGAAGCCATAATAGCTAAGTCACCTATTGCTGTAGCAGCGATTGCAATAGCGTCATCGGCCTCCTCACCTTCTACTACGACAGCCCCCCACTGTTCAATGAGGTGCTGCCTAATAGCTCGTAGAAGTCTAGGTGCTGGACGTGCCTTGCGATTGCCCTTGTACGGAGCAGTGACAGCGTAGTCGTGCCTAAAATTGCCTGTGCCTGTAAGGTAGAGTTGATAACCCTCTACCAAACCATCGTAGACTAAGAGTAGGTTACTGACAAAAGTGTCCGTACTGCTCTTAACAAAGGCTACGTTGGTTTCTTCGTCACAAGCCCAAGCCATCCTATAGGCTATAATATCGCCGTCAATCAGCATCATTACAGAGCGGCCTCCATGTCTGCTGTTGGTACGCTGCTCTCTGGGTTATATACTACTAAGTCACTAACAACCATCTTGAGCAGTGACGGAGAGCGTCCCTTCTTGCTCTGGAATGTCCAGTCGTAATGACCTATGACTGCCTTAGTCTGTGAGCCGTTACCCACTAGAGCGCCTATCTCTTCACCATTATTGTCGTAAGCCTTGATAGGGTTACGCGACTTCACTGTGATAAAGTTACCTCTATCATCTTCTTTATTGCGTACACTAATGCCCTGAGACTCTAACGCTTCTACTGCTGCGTCAGACAGCTGACCTAAGTCAACTTGGTACTTACCACTAAGCTCGTTCATGCTCTGTAAGTTAGCCCAAAACGCTGTTGCATTTAATACTATCGGTTTAGTTTCTGACATAATTTTAATTCCTATTTAAGTTTAAGTTACAAGTATAGTATAACATGTTTAATGCTTAGTTGTCAATCAGTTAGTGCGTTGCGCTCCAGTTATCACCGTATTTATATTCGCCATCTAAGGGACACCTCATATCAAAGTGTTCTCCTGCCTCCTTAATGGCACGTTTAAAGTGTATACCGACTGCCTTAGCAAAGTGTGCAGGAGTTTCTACCTGAACCTCGTCATGCACATTAGCCACTATCCAGAACGGTATATTATCAGCCCGTAAGCTGTCAACACCTATGAGTAGTGCTTGCTTCATAACAGCAGCACCTGCTCCTTGTAACAGGAAGTTTAGAGCAGAGTATGCTTTCCTAATGCGTATACGTCTGCCGTCTAATCCGGGGATTGAGCCTGTCTTCTCTGCTATACCTTCTATCAATGTCTTCAGCTTCTTGAGTGCTGGGACGTTAGATAAGAAGTCGTCCTTCAGCTGCTTACCTCTAACAGCCCCTGCGTTAGCTACACTGCCTATCTTCGCATCGCCTGCACCATACAGGAAGGCATAGATAAACGTCTTAGCCTGATCCCTTGTAGCAAGTCCTGCTGCCTTCTGGTTCGCTGTGTGTATGTCACCCTCCACTAACGTGCGAACGTACTCGTCATCCTTCATGTAGTGAGCCAGCATACGCAACTCTAAACCACTAGCGTCTATACCAACCAGTTGATTACCTTCTTCTACTATCCAACAGGCACGACAGTCAGCTCCATACTCTGCCTTGACCTTGTCAATGTGACTCATACCTTCAAAGGTATGCCGTACAGATGGTATCTGAGCCATGTTAGGTGAGCTATGCGTCATCCTGCCTGTAGCAGCTCCTGACCCACTAACTCTGCCATGTACTCTACCGTCTTGCTTTACTGCTTCTAGCCAGCTGCTGATCTGTGAAGCTCTCTTCTGGAGTATTAAGAACTCAGCCACTGACTGCGCTGTCTTATCCGTCATAGCTCCCAAGATAGTCTCATCAACTTTGTACTGGCCTGCCTCTGTCTTCTGCTTGAACTTAACGCCTACACTCTGCAACCTCTTAACTATCTGCTGCCTACTGCCTACGTTAAACTCTTCTACGCCATCCTTTAACTGCTTGCCTGTCTTCTCACTCCATCGCTCAGTTATGATAGGAGGGAACAACTGCTGCAACTCAGCCTCAAGCTCACGCATACGTGTATTAACCTTAGAGTAGAGTTTGTTAGCAAAGTGTATGTCTAGCTTAAACCCGTTAGACTCCTGCTTAGCAAGCTCTATTGCTACACGATGTTCTAAAGCAACACACTCAGGAGTGAAGTCTTCTAACTTCAGCCTGTTCTGTAACACCTCCCACACCTTAGTGGTTAGTCGGCAGTCACGCTCACAATAGTCTAGCATCTCATCACATAAACCACCGTCATAGTCAGTGAAGTCACCTTTAGGCCAGTTCAGTCTATCGCCCCAAGAACGCAAGCTGTGACCACCGCTAAGAGAGGGGTCATATAGACGGGACATGACAAGAGCGTCAACCACTTCTATACCTTCAAAAGACATGTTCCATATACGCTCCAGTAGAGGTATGTCGAACGCTATACCGTTGTAGGTCACTACTGTATCACAGCCCACAAGTAACCTCTTCAGAGCGTCTGGTGTAGAAGCTACGAGAACGTCTCCTGTGTCAACATTGTGGACACCACAGCACCATATAGTATCCCACGCTGTGTTAGTCTCAATGTCAATCGTCAAGGTCTTCAAAGAATTCACTCCCTATGTTATTAAGTAAGTCTTCTACTATGACTTCAGACACAGCTGCATGACTCTCTCTAGCACACGTACCACACAGACCTAGAAAGCTATCTGGGTTTAATGGGTCGCGCTTAGCCGTCTCTCTGTCAGTCAGTAACTCGTTACACGCGTAGCATCTCATAGCTTATCTTCTCCGTTAGTCATCTCTGACATTCTACCAGTTGCCTTGTCAAAATACAAGGAGGTACACCAACCAGTCTCCCCACTAAAGCGATTCTTCAGCACTCGGACGTTGGTAGTGTTACGCTCTATTGCGTCAGCTGCTTGTCCGTCTCTCTCTAAGCCTAATACAATATCGCTAAGCTGTGCTATAGAAGCACTGCCGCGAAGCTGTGATAGTGACGTTGCAGCACCTTCCTCGTGTCCCTTCTTGTCTGGACGTTTCAAGTGACTAACTACAAACAAGCACACACCAGTCTCTTGTACTAGCATCCTGAGTTTAGTCATTATCTCGTCAATAGCCTTACGCTCGTCAAGCTGAGCCTGTGCCGACACTATGATAGAGATGTGGTCTAGGAAGATGTACTTACAGTCCATCGCCTTAGCCATATACCTGACACGGCTTACTATGTTGTCCACGTCTGTGCTACCAAAATGGTCTAATAGGAACAGCCTGTCCTTACCCATCACAGCGTCAAATGCTGCCTTCCGCTCCTCCTCTGTCGATTCAGTAGTGGGTAAGTGTAGCGGCTTATTAGCATGTAGAGACATCAGCGATAGAGCTGTCTTCCTTACAGACTCCTCCAAGAATAACAGCCCTACGTTACTGTCTGTGTTGTTTAAGACGTGCCACACAACCTCCCTAATGAACTGACTCTTACCTAGTCCACTGCCTGCCGTCACTGTTACAAGCTCAGCCTGCCGTATGCCATAAGTAAGGTCATTCAGTCCGTTATAAGGATAGTTAACCTCTGCAACCTCTAGCGGCTTATTAACCTCATCCCATAGACCTGCACCACTAACAATCCCATCAGGGACAAACTTCTCAGCCCTCCAGAATGCAGTAGTAAAGGCATCATAGGCATTGTCTATAAGGTAATCGCAGGCATCCTTGTACTCTTCTGAGTGCTTGACCACCTTAGCCTTGCCAGAGAACAGCGTAGCAACAGACGCAGCAGCGTCTATACCTGCCCTATCACCGTCAAAGCAGATAACGACCTGATCGAAGCTATCTATCCACTCGTAAGCCTTCTTACAGTCCTTTAGCGCCCCACTAGCACCATTCTTGATACTGACCACAGGGTATTTACTACCCATCAGCTGATACGCTGCCAGAGCGTCATACTCACCCTCTACGATAGTTAGATACTTACCACCCTTAGAGAATGCAGACTGCCCGAACAAACCTGTATCGGCCCACTCGCCTACAGTCTGGAAACGCTTGTCTGGGTAGCGGATTTTAGCTGCTATCACCTCTGGATCGTTGTTGGCATGAGTGTACGGGTATAAGACACGCCCGCCCTCTAGCACTACACCGAACTTGGATAGTGTAGGGGCGCTCAGACCTCTCTCAGGGACGCTTACAGCCTTCCCTGTTGCTAGTGCTGTCGATATGCTATCCCAGCCCTGAGATGCGCTGACGGGCTTCTCAGGAGCTGTAGGAGCATCTCCCTTAGTATATAGCTGGCAACTGTGGCAGTAAGTAGAACCGTTCTTATTAACGCTTAGAGCGTCACTGCTGCCGCAGTCGTCACATGGTTGATGGGCTTTCACTATCATCTAAAAGTCTCCTCATCTACATACTTCTTCATCTCTTCAGTAACTTCACCTTCAAGCTCTTGAATCGACCCTATATGAATCTCACACAGAGGTAGTGCTATTCTAAAATGGTGGACTTCTATATGCATCCACTCCTCATTAATGTAGCCTATTCCTCGTTGTCTGGGTAGCAACGATAAATCTATTCCAAACCCATTTCTAAAATGCATAGTAAAATCAAACATAATATATTCCTCTTGTTAGACCTTGTAATTATAACACTATTCCACCATAAAAGCTATTTATTCCCGTTTAGCGCGATCGCTAAAACGATCATCTAATTCGTATAACACTAGCACCACCCGCCACACAGCCCAACAGCCCACTAATAGGAGCGTTAGAACCCCTACCAGTAGGTACAGCACCGGCCTAAGTAACAGCACAGCTGTGACACCTCTAAGCCTCTGCATTGACTTCTCCCTTCCCTCATGCTATAATAATAAACTATGTAGGCATTACAGTATAAAGGGTTTTAATGAGTAATTGGAGGGGTTCTATATAGCCTCTATACTGTAGTGACTATATAGTACTTACCTCAACCCCTCCTATAGTAATACAATTAAGCCGTTATACCTCTATAACGGGAAACAGGTTCCATTATACATTCTGCTCTGCAAAGCCCTCTACATACCTCTCTGCGTAGTTCTCTAGGTCGTTAATTATCTCATCTGCCATTATGACGTTATAGTAGTTAGTTACATAGTCAATAACTATATCTCCCACATGCTGTGCGCTCTTAGTTGCTATAGCACTCCTGAGAGCGTCTAATAGCCTGTTGTGTTCAAAGGCATTATGTATGCCCTCCTCACCCAAAGCCTCTAGGAACGTCCCTGCATCGCCTGCTGCTATCTGATCGAAGACAACGTCCGGTAGTATGCTGTCAATTAATGTCATTTCCTGCTCTTCTGTGTTTTTCATAGTCTAAAGTCCTGTAGTACGATTATAATCATTGCTATCAGTATAATAGCTGCTGTGCCTGTCACTAGGAAGTCTATCATAGGTTACTAACCTCCTCATCTTCTACTATCCCTGCATCAACCCTAACTACTATATCGCCCTGCTCTGTGTGGACTACTACATACTCTACTGCATCGGCTGAGATGTTCATGATATTAACTCCTTACTATTATGCTGCCATCATGCAGCGTATGAACTAGGTTAATAATATACATTGAATAACTATGTTCTGCAATGTATTCGTATGCGCTGTTATATACTGTCATAGATTACCACCTCTAATATAGTTTTTTAATCCCTACGTGTGCTAGTAACACTGCCTTGCTGAGTGACAGTGTACCATCTGTTATCTTATCTGCGTATTCGCCTATTAAGATAGCCTCCTTATAATAAGGCGCTCTCCCATTATCACCTAAACCCACAGCATACTTAACTTGCTCGTAGTTTGCCTTCCATTCCTTAGAATATGCCATATTACCACTCCCTCACTATAATGCCACCACTGTATAGCTCTGCCACTATATGCTCGTCGCAGTCTACTGGGTCGCTGTGGATATACTGAGCGTAATATTCACCCTTGCTGTTATACTCGCTGAACTCGCAGCACAGCGCGATAACGTCTAATTCGTATTCTTCGCCTGTGTCATCAAACGCTTCTTCTAGGTACTCGTAGAGGCCATCTAAGCCTTCATTGCTGAATTGATTACCGCGACCAAAGTCTATAAAAGCGCGTTGGAAGTCGTTAATGCTGATTTCTGATTGTGTAATTTTCATGATTGTGTCTCGCTCTGTGTCACTTCGTTTAAGGAATGAGATATTACTAATAATTGAACTGCTTCAGGCACAGTGTAGCCATAGGTTTCTGCAAAGGTTTCTACGGAGGTGTCGTCTCCCTCTACCCATTCATTATATATAGCTTCTATAATATGTCTTTTCATTGTGTCATTCCTTAGATTAGTCTATCGTTAATTAGTTCAGCTGCATACTCTTCTGGACACCCTTCAATATCATCCATCTCAAAGAAGTCTGTGTCGACTGCTACCATAGCGCCATGATGCACTGCAATGATTGTGCCCCAAAACTCATCGTTAGGACACCAGTACTCTACGCCATTAATAGGCGCTCCAGCTGAAAAGTAGTCTGCTGCTGTACACTCCTTAGTGAACGTGTATTTCATCAGCTCAGTATAGTTGGTTTTTTGATCGTCAGTAAATACTGGTGGTTTTTCGTTATAGTTCATTGTGTCAACCCCGTTGCAATGCATACAAGTATTAATGTGATTAAAATAAGTGATAATAAGAATATCATTATACTACGCTCCAGTCTATGTCTGTTCTAGTAACTTTAAAGCCTCTCAGCTCGTCATAGCGATTGATTAACGAACTGCCATAGTCTTCTGCCGCCTTCTGTGTATCGTGGCTCTGAACGTATTCAGAGACTCCCTGAGTGTCGATAACTTCTAGTTCCCAGTGTACCGTTTGCGTCAATGGTGATGCCATTATAAAACTCCTTATTTTCTAGCGTCTACAAGAATTTGTTTGTTATGAGTTGCTGACAATTCAGATAACAATGAAACGATATGTTTTTTGTAGTATTCGTCATAGGTTAGCGTAGTGAATCCAGTAATAATATCAAGCACCGAATAACCCTCATTGTCGCATAGTTCGTATAGATATGAATTCATTATAGAACTCCTTGTGATGCTATTGTATTAGCTGATAGTGCTAGTAAGCCGCCAATTATGATTGATGTATAAACGAATAGCCAGAATGTTTCCCTTGTTGGATTGCTCATAGTTTATTCCTTGTTTCTCTAAGTGATCTAATAAGGTGAGAAGACTCATTCTTGTAAGATACATCACCTTTGCGTTTTCTTATATCTCTCTCTGCTAGTATGTGACTCGCTAACACAGCCTCAAAATGTATTGGATCGTCTAATGTTTTCATAGTCTATACCTCTTGTTATTAGTGGAATTCATGGATAGCACTCTTGCGAATGCTATCGAGTATTACACTATATCAGTATCTATCTCTAAGATACTCAGATACTCAGTCCATATAGCCTCGCTAGCATTCCCTGCGTATGTATAGCTATCGTGCCATCCGTTGTCTGAATATTCTTTATAGTCCTGCGGACTCATTAACTCTGAGTCCATAAAACCCGCATCGACTGCTTCGTCTAATGCCTCCTGAGAATGAGCGCCTACAACGACACCCAGAGCGCCAAACTGATTGCTAACTACCCATGCTCTCACATTGTGAGGGTTAGACTCGCCTGCCTCATAGCCTGCCTCAGTGAGTGCTGCTATGCCTTTCTGCTGTAGTGTCATTAGTGACAGATCGCGGTCTGAATGGTAAACGCCTTTATCATCGCATGCATTCATATAGTCTTTAATCTCTTTGTCGTTTGCTGTGTTTATGTATGCCATTGTCTTATACCTTCTCATTAGTGATTATTATTTGATTTGGGCAATCGCCCGTGTTCATAAACTCCAAATGCGCTTCTGGTGCTATCATCTCTAGTGCCTCACTTAGCTTACCGAAGATGCTGTCATCTCTGCTGTATTTATAATCTATTGTATTGTCCTCGTCATAACTTGCTGCATTGACTTGACTCAGTAGTTTTACCAATTGTGTTGCTAGATCGCTGTTGTTCATAGTTTTACTCCTTCTCTATTTTAAAAATGGATTCGACTCTGTATAGCTTCTTTGTGCCACGTTCGTTATTGCTCCAGTCCTCACAAACGCCGTCCTTAATAGTTGTAACGTGTCGCTTAGTATATACGAAATATGTTCCCTTTGTGTTCTCTAAGACTCTCTGAGCTGTGACTAGAGTCTTAGCTCCTGCTACAGTAACAAAGCCCGCTTTATAACCATGCTCTTTTAATGCTCTGTGCAACAAAGCAATATGCGTTCCTTGTCTGTCTCTACGTCCTGCCTTGTTGAATAATACTGAGCGGGCTTTTCCAAACCTCCAACCCGTTGCAACTGCTAGTGCAATCACGCCACAGTAGTTAGTTTCGTTCGGATAGTGCTTAGTTGCTACGTTTCTCAATTTTAGATATATATCCATTGTGTGCGTCTCTCTGTGTTAGTGGAATTCATAGAAGACACTGTTACCAATGCCTTCGAGTATTACACTATGCGTGTCGCGTGTCTGCGTCGAAGCTATCACTGCTACGTTGTGATGCGATGGCCTGCTCTAATAACTCCTTAACTAGCAAGAGGTTATAAGCTGTCTTCTCAGTCTCGACGTAGTAGCACTTCTTCTCAGTTCTTGCTAAGTTTTTTAGCAAGTCGTTAATGGCATCTGTCTGCTTCTTCAAGTTGTTGTTCATATAGTCTGTCATGGTGTTGCCTCTCATTGTGTGTATAGATAGTTGTTTATAGAGCCTCTGTGAAACCCTATAAAGAACTACCTAAGTTCCCTCACTAACCACTCAGCTCAGCGTCTAAATGCTGTGTACTGTATCCACCTTGCGGCTTATCCCTTCAAGCGAATGCCTTGCTAGGTAGTTAGTGATATCGGTCTTCTCAAACCTCTCCGCACTTCTCAGACTCTCCGTATGCTGCGTTACCATGGTAACTTAGGATGCGTCCTTCCGGCTTTGGGAAGACCTTTAAACTCAATCTGGCTAGGGTGATGCAGGTCGGTACTCGTTACGTTGTCATTGCCATGGCGCTGATTCCGATAGACCTGCTACGTTTATAACACCTTCGTTACACTGAGCATTGCTAGTTTGTTTCCCTTGTCGTTCAGAGGATGTTTAGCGTCACCCTGTACTGACAAAGCCGCAATTAAGCGGCTAGGTCATGGTTGTGTTTGTGTTACCAGCCTCTAGTGGCTTCGTATTCCCGCTGATAAGAAGCTATCAAGCGGACAAGGAAAGCAGTCGACATCATCTCCGTACCTACTGCTTCCTGCGTTTCTAACAATCTCTCTGCGTCCATTAAAACGCTTAATGGATTGTTGTCTGCTTGGAAGTCTATTTCCAAGAATGCCATGTACGCTATTGTTAGGCTTCTGGCTGCTGCTGTTTGCTCTTTATTGAATGCTTTCATAATCTTGCTTCCTGTGTTGTTGAGAATGATTCTCGTTTCCGTTTAGCTGCTGTGTACTCTTGAGGTCTTTCAAGATATAGACTTCCCAGAGTAATGCAAGTTTATTTTGCATTTATTTTCATCGACTATATATACCTACAAAAATCCCATCGTTTTTCTACCTATATAAGTACATCAAACACCCTGATTGTCGTTGTGCCTAGACCTCGCTGTGTCGTCTCTGAGATGCCTTCCTTGACCGCTGCCGTTAACTCTAACACTGATGCCTATTCTGACAGCGTTCAGAGAAGCCCTATGAGAAGCCCCACAGAACGTCAACGATCTCTTCTTTTTTGATTGCGCGTGAGGATAAACGGCTAACATTCAGTGAGCGGCTTCTGAGAGCCTCTGCTGCGATTGTTACCTTTGGTAACTATACCAACTATGTAGTGTGTATAACCTGTGTATAAGTTGTCCACAGGTATAGATGTCTGTGTGGATAAGTATGCTGTATAGGTACGCACATAGACACACGCACTTGTCAACTCTTAATTGACTATGCAACTATCGTGCCAACTCTACAGCCTATGCAAGAACTGTGCCAACTCTACAGCTGCATAGCCTATGCAAGAATCGTGCCAACTTTGGCTATAGCACAATTAAGAAGCGGGGTCAACTATAAAGACGGGGGTGTATTCCCTACGCCGCGAGATTGTAACGGTTGCCACCTAGACACAAAATAGAGCAAATAAGGCTTTTAACTAATTAAATGACAACAGGTTGCTATCCAGCCTATCCTGGCCTATGTCATTGTATTGATTGAGAAAACATTCGCGTCTGCGGAGACTTTGTAACAACACGAAATCCGCACCGATGCTACGCAGGAAACTAAATAGCTTTTAATACAAATAATGCTTGACTTTTGCCTAGAAATGTGGTATAAATACTACCCAGTTAACATTGCTTCTATAGTATAAAGACATTATACTATATAGCCTACTGCCTCCAACCTTTAAACTTTTATATAATGTTCCCTACAAGGATAAAACAGTGAGTGATGATATAGAGAAAAAAGAAGTAGTTAAAACCAAAAGAGGTCGTCCTCGTAAGAACAAGGTTAATGCTTTAAAGAAAGGAAATAGAGGTAAGGTGGGTCGTCCTAAAGGTGACGCTTCAGCCATTGAGGAGTATAAAGCCAGAATGTTAGCTAGTCCTAAGAGTAGAGAGGTTATGGACTCTATATTTAAAGCTGCTCTTAACGATGACCATAAGAATCAATCTGCTGCTTGGAAGCTGATTGTTGATAGAATTATGCCGCTTAGCTACTTTGAGAAGGACAAGTTAAGCAATGGTAGAGCTGCTGTTAGCATCACTATTAATGGTATAGATTCAGATAACCCAATAACGATTGGAGAAACTATTGACGGAGAAGCAGAAGATGTTTAAGTATTTTACGTTAGAAGAGTTTGCCTGTAAGCACACAGGTAAGAATGAGATAGATGTTAACTTTGTACACTCTCTGGATGAGTTACGCTCTGTGTGTGGGTTCCCCTTCACTATAACGAGTGGTTATCGTGATATAACGCACCCCGCTGAAGCTCGTAAGAGTAAGGGTGGTGTTCATACAACAGGCATAGCTGCTGACATTGCCGTTAGTAATGGTATTGAGAGGGCAACAATTATACGCAACGCCATAGAGTTAGGTTTTAATGGTATCGGTGTTGCTAAAGGTTTTATACACGTAGATAAAAGGGACTTGCCACAAGTAGTCTGGACATACTAAATGTCTGCTACTCAAGACCTACAGATCAATCTACTACCGTGGCAACAAAAGGTGTGGACAGATAAGTCTCGCTTTAAAGTAGTTGCTGCGGGTCGTAGAACTGGTAAAACTAGACTAGCTGCTTCATTGTTGCTAGTTAAGGCGTTATCGTCTAAGAACGGTAAAGTCTTCTACGTTGCGCCTACTCAGGGGCAGGCTAGAGACGTTATATGGGATATGTTGCTTGAGCTGGGGCAGGGTGTTATTGCACACAGCCACGTCAACAACCTAAACCTAAAGCTCATTAACGGCGCTACCATCTCGTTAAAGGGGAGCGACAGACCAGAAACAATGCGTGGTGTTAGTTTAAGCTATGTAGTGTTAGATGAATTTGCTGACTTTAAGCCAGAAGTGTGGGAACTGATCTTACGACCTGCTCTAGCTGACTTAAAAGGTAGTGCGTTGTTCATTGGTACGCCTATGGGCAGAAACCACTTCTATGACCTGTACTCAGAGGCATTAGCAGGTAAGCTAGAAGACTATAACGCATGGCACTTTACAAGCTATGACAACCCACTAATAGACCCTACAGAGATAGACAGTGCTAAAAGGACACTATCAAGCTACGCCTTTAGACAAGAGTTTATGGCTTCATTTGAGGCTAGAGGCTCTGAGATGTTTAAGGAAGACTGGGTTAAGTTTGATGAAGAAGAGCCTGCTGTAGGTGATTACTACATAGCCTGTGACTTAGCTGGCTTTGTAGAAGTGGGTAAGAAAAGCAATAAAAGACTTGACAACAGCTCTATAGCAGTGGTTAAAGTTAGTGAACACGGCTGGTGGGTTAAAGACATAATAATAGGTAGATGGACGCTTGACGAGACTGCTCAGCGCATCTTTGACGCTGTTAAAGAGCATCAACCCATAGCTGTAGGCATTGAGAAGGGTATTAGCAGACAGGCTGTAATGTCCCCTATCACTGACTTAATGGGTAGGTATAACAAATACTTTAGAGTTGAAGAGCTGAGTCATGGCAATACAAAGAAAACTGACAGGATAATGTGGGCGTTACAAGGACGGTTTGAGAAGGGTAGGATAACGCTTAACAAGGGGGAGTGGAATATACAGTTTATGGACGAGTTATTTCAGTTCCCTAACCACTTAGTACATGATGACACTGTTGACTCACTTGCTTATATAGATCAACTAGCGCACGTAGCTTACGATTATGGCTATGAAATGGAAGACTACGAAGAAACACTAGACTCTTACACAGGATATTAAAATGGATGATTATAACGAAGACACAGTAGAGATGTTAGACGAGAGTTTAGAAGATTGGGTTATGTACAAAGTTAATAACTGGCGTGATTACTATGAAACTAATTATAACGCTAAGTTTGATGAATACTATCGTATGTGGCGTGGTATCTGGAACAGTGACGACAAGACACGAGAGAGTGAACGCAGTAAGATTGTATCCCCTGCCCTGCTACAGGCTGTGGAGAACAATGTAGCTGATATTGAAGAAGCTACGTTTGGTCGTGGTAAGTTCTTTGATATAGAAGATGATACCGGAGACACAAACAGAGGCGATGTGCGTTTCTTACGTGAAGCCTTATCTAATGAATTCACTAAGAATAAGATTAGAAAAGCTGTAGGGGAGTGTTTAATAAACGCTGCTGTCTACGGTACAGGTATTGGTGAGATTGTATTAGAGAAGAAAAAAGAGATGGTTCCAGCAACTGAACCTGTGATGGAAGGGGCTATGACAGCTGTTGGCGTTAATGTCCGAGATCGCACAGTGGTTAAACTACGTCCTGTACAGCCTCAGAACTTCCTCATAGACCCTGTATCAACAGACATTGAGAGTGCTGTAGGAGTGGCTATTGATGAGTTTGTGTCAACTCACTCTGTAGAGCAGCTACAAGAAGAGGGTGTATACAAAGAAGGTTATATAGGCACAGCAGCTTCTGATTTAGAAATAGAGCCTGACGTTGAGCTATATCAGCAGCCAGAAGACAAGGTTAGGCTGACTAAGTATTATGGCTTAGTCCCTAGGCAGTTACTAGAGAACGCCTTTGACGATGATGACGAAGAGGTTGTTAATTTTAATAGCGATGAGGACGATGAAGGTAAAGATTCTTACTATGTAGAGGCTATTATTGTTATTGCTAACGGTGGTAAGCTACTAAAAGCTGAAGCATCTCCTTACATGATGGAAGACCGTCCTGTTGTGGCATTCCCGTGGGATGTTGTACCTAATCGTTTCTGGGGCATGGGCGTGTGTGAGAAGGGCTTTAACAGCCAGAAGGCGCTCGATGCTGAGCTTCGCGCTCGTATTGATGCTCTAGCACTAACAGTGCATCCAATGATGGCTATGGACGCTACAAGGATGCCTCGTGGGTCTAAACCAGAAGTAAAGGCAGGTAAACTCCTACTAACTAACGGAAACCCCGCTGAAGTGTTACATCCCTTCAACTTTGGACAAGTTAGTCAGATCACCTTTGCCCAAGCAGACTCACTACAACGCATGGTACAGGCCGCTACGGGCAGTGTAGACACAGCCCAGCAGGCTATGAATGGTGGCGGTACAACGTCAGCAGGCAGCTCTATGAGCCTTGGAGGGGTAATTAAGCGTCAAAAGCGCACACTAGTTAACTTTCAAGAGTCATTTCTCATACCTTTTACCGAGAAGGCAGCTTGGCGCTACATGCAGTTTGAGCCAGAGTTGTTCCCTGTCAACGATTATAAGTTTATAGCTACAAGTACGCTAGGTATTGTTGCTCGTGAGTATGAAGTGGCTCAGTTAGTACAGCTGCTACAGACTATGCCACAAGACAGCCCTGTGTACCCTATTATACTACAGTCAGTTATTGACAACATGAACATCACTAACCGCGAAGACCTCATAGAGACTATGGTGCAGGCTCAGCAGCCTGACCCAGAGCAGCAGCAAATGCAGCAGGCTATTGCAGAAGAGGATAGAGCGTTTAAGAACAGCCAGACAGCAGCTCTTACAGCACAGGCTAACGAGTCTAATGCTAGAGCTAAGAAGATTGAGCTTGAGGGTAGAGGCATACCTGTAGAGCTTGAAACAGATCGTATCAAGGCTGTAGCCTCCAGTGTATCAGCTACTGATGACGATAAAGACTTTGAGAAGCGCATGAGACTAGCTAGTTTGGCGCTTGATGAGAAGAAACTAGGGCTGGTAGCAGCCAAGGAGATTAATAGTGGTAAGCAATAAAGAGCTAGAAAGTGTTATAGAGCAGGTTAATGACTCTTACAGCGTTATGGAGAAGCGTATTGCAGCTCTTGAAGAGTCTATAGCAGGTATATTGCTGGCACATCTGGATAAGCCTGTAAAGAAAGAAAGCTCAAAAAAGGCTTGACATTTAGCTCATACTGTGGTATAGTCCTACGCTATATCACATTTGCCATGTGAAGTCAAGAACTATTGTCCTAACGAGGAAAAACAATATGAATGAGGCAGATATACTACACTATGAGCAGATACAAGACATGCTGCTTACAGAAGGCTGGAAAAACGTCCACAAAGAGATAGGGATTCTAGCAGAAGCTATAGAGGGGTTAGATGCTGTTAAAAGCATTGAAGACCTTTATTATAAGAAGGGACAGCTAAATATAGCAAATTTAATACTTAATCTGCCTACTTCGGTAGATCAGGCGTTAGATGCCCTTAACGAGGAAACACAGGATGACTAGACGTATCTACGAATTCCACTGCTCCGATGGACATGTCACTGAAGAATACATTGACGAGTTTATAGGAAAAACAGAGTGTTCACTGTGTAATAAAATAGCGACTAAAGTGGTATCCGCTGTTCAATGCTCCTTAGACCCGATTTCTGGAGATTTTCCGGGGTCGACTATGAGATGGGCAAAGAATAGAGACTATCAAATTAAGCGCGAACGGAGTGAGGATAACTCGTAAGAGCCTTACAAGTCACTCAATCTCCATAATGATTTAATCACGGAGCTTTAATAATGGCTACACTTATAGACCCAGAAGATGACGTACAAATAGAAGATGGCACTGTAGAAAATTTAGAACTAGCCTCGCAAGAGCAACCTAGTGAAGAAGATAACGTACCTGATAAGTATCGCAATAAAAGTCCTGCGGAACTTGTTCAAATGCACCAAGAGGCTGAGCGTATGCTGGGTCGTCAAAGTGGAGAGGTAGGTGAACTACGCAAGGTTGTCGATGAATTTGTAATGTCGCAATCCTCTACCAAAGAAACACCTGTAGACGAAGAGGTTGATTACTTTTCTGATCCTGAGAAGGCAATACAGAAAGCAATAGATAACCATCCCGCTGTCCGAGAAGCTCAAAGAACTTCCACGGATATGAAGAAGACGAATGCTCAAGCTATTTTAAAGGGTAAACATCCAGACATAGCTGACGTACTGCAAGACGCTTCTTTTGTTAGTTGGGTAGGTGAAAGTAAGTTTAGAACTAATCTATTGCAACAAGCTGATCGAGACTTTGATTATGAAGCAGCTGATGAGATATTTAGTCTGTGGAAAGATCGTAAAGCATTGATTGGTCAAACTGTAAATGCTGAAAAGTCTAGTAGAAATGCTTCAGTTAAGAACGCATCTACTGGAGGAGCTTCAGGAGCAACAACAAATAGTAAGAAAATCTTTAGACGTGCAGACATTATTAAACTAATGAAAACCGACCCTAACAGATACGAGGCGTTGTCAGATGAGATAATGTTAGCTTATCAGGAGGGGCGTGTTAAATGATTAAATAAATTAAGGAAGAAATAAGATGACTAATTCAGTATATCCAGCACAAGGCGGTGTTGTAAACAACGCCAAAGCAGCAACATTTATTCCAGAAATTTGGAGTGATGAGGTTAGGGCAGCATACGAAAAGAGTTTGGTACTTGCTAACCTAGTTAAGAAAATGGGCATGACAGGTAAGAAAGGCGATACTATCAATATCCCAGCTCCTGTTCGTGGTACAGCCGTAGCTAAAGCATCAGGAACTGCCGTTAGTATTCAAGGTAATACTGAAGGCAACGTAGCTGTGTTGATCGACAAGCACTTTGAGTATTCACGTCTCATCGAAGACATTACTGAGACTCAAGCACTAACTTCACTTCGTCAGTTTTATACAGGCGATGCGGGTTATGCACTTGCTCGACAAGTAGACACTGATCTACACAATCTTGGAAAAGGCTTAGGTAACGAGCAAGACTCTTACGTCAACACAGCTTCGTTTTACTGTGATGCTACTACTGGTCTTACTGCTTTTGCTGTAGACCAAGTTACAACAGCTGATGTCTTTACTGACATTTGTTTTCGTGACTTGATTCAGAAAATGGATGACGCTGACGTACCTTTTGATAATCGTGCGTTTGTAATACCTCCTTCGCTTCGTAATGCTATTATGGGCGTAGAGCGTTATGTCTCTTCTGACTTTGTTAGCGGTCAGCCTGTACAGAACGGCAAGATTGGTAACTTATACGGCATTGACGTATTCGTATCTACCAACTGCGCTACTTCTGAAACAGCTGCTGATAACGCTGCTGGTGGAGAAATAAAAGCTGCACTACTTATGCACAAAGATACTTTTGTGTTAGCAGAGCAGATGGGTGTTCGTTCGCAGACACAGTATAAGCAAGAATGGCTTGCTAACCTGTACACTGCTGACCAACTCTACGGTGTTAAGACGCTTCGTCCTGACTCTGCTTTTATCATGAATGTTAATGCGTAAATAGGAGTAAGAGGGGTAGTTCTTCGGAGCTACCTCTCTCTTTTTATGAGTATAAAAGACCCCAGAATGACCAAGCTAGGCGTTAGTGGGTATAATCAGCCCAAACGTACACCTAATCATCCTACAAAAAGCCATGTCGTACTGGCTAAAGCAGGAGATACAGTTAAGACCATTCGCTTTGGACAGCAAGGCGTTAGTGGTGCAGGTAGCAACCCAACAACAGCGGCAGAGAAGGCAAGAAAGAAGTCCTTTAAAGCCCGCCATGCTACAAACATAGCAAAAGGCAAAACATCAGCAGCCTATTGGGCTGATAAAGTTAAGTGGTAACTAACAGGACGAGAACATGACAGTCATAGTAACCAAGAACAGCTCTACCGCTTCAGCCGTCCCAACTACGAGTGACTTGGTTCAAGGCGAACTTGCGGTAAATGTAGTTGATAAAAGATTATTTACAGAAGATAACGCTACTCAGATAATTGAGCTAGGCACTTCGCCTTCTTCTTTAACCACCACTACTGCTACCGTTACAGGCACACTTACAGCCAACGGTACTTTGAATTCAAGCAACGCTGTCGTAACAGGCGGCTCAGTCAATGGTGTTATTATAGGAGCTTCTAGTCCTCTTGCGATTACAGGTTCATTGATTACAGCCAACACTGGTTTTGCAGGTAGTTTGACAGGAGCTGTAACTGGTAATGTCACAGGTAATGTTACTGGTAACGTAACAGGTAATGTAACAGGAGACTTGACAGGTAATGTAACTGCAACTTCTGGCACAACCACACTGAACAACTTAGCCCTTACAGGCACTGTAGACTTTAATGCAGCACGTCTTACTGACATAGGTACACCTACAGCCTCTACAGACGCTGTAACTAAAGCCTATGCAGATGGTTTGATTACATCTTTAATTGACGGCGCACCTGCGGCCTTAGACACTCTAAACGAACTAGCTGCCGCATTAGACGATGACGCAGCATTTCACACAACAGTTACTAACAGCATTGCTGCCAAGCTACCTTTAGCTGGCGGTACAATGTCAGGACAACTATCACTAGGTGCAAATAAGATTGTTAGTGTTGCTGACCCCACACTAGCGCAAGACGCAGCCACTAAAGCCTACGTTGACGCAGCAGACACTACAGGACTTCCACTTGCGGGTGGTACGATGTCTGGTGCTATTGCAATGGGTACGAATAAGATCACTGGAATGGGTGATCCTACAGCAGCGCAAGATGCATCTACTAAAGCCTACACAGACTCTATCCTCGGATCAGCCACTTCAGCGGCTACCTCTGCATCTAATGCAGCTACTTCTGAGTCTAACGCAGCCACTTCAGCGTCTAATGCATCAACTTCAGAAGGTAATGCTTCTACTTCAGCATCTGCATCAGCTAACTCAGCAGCAGCGGCAGCCACAACTTACGATGAGTTTGATGATCGTTATCTTGGTAGCAAATCATCTAACCCAACTGTCGATAATGATGGTAACGCTTTACTTACTGGAGCTTTGTACTACAACAGTACTGTTCCTGAAATGCGTGTTTACACAGGAAGTGCTTGGCAGCAAGTTGCTCCGGTCACAACAAATAATTACAACATCAATAATGCTGATGGCGGCTTTGCTAACAGCACCTATACAGCACCACAAACTATTAATGGAGGTACAGCTTAATGGCTGATCTAATACAAATTAGGCGCGACACTGCCGCTAACTGGACTTCTGCTAACACTGTATTGGCTCAAGGTGAGCTTGGTGCTGAAACAGATACAAGCAAGATAAAGATTGGTAATGGCTCTACGGCTTGGAATAGTCTTAGTTATCTAATTAACACTAGCGGCTATGCTGTTTACACAGACACTACGGCTAACTTCACTGGAACGCTACAGAATAGTGGGTCTAATGTAGTAGTAGATACTGACATAGGCGCTACAGTTCAAGCCTATGACGCTAACACCACAACCTCTACCAACACTCAGACGCTTACTAATAAGACTCTGACTGCTCCTGTATTAACAGCCCCAGTGCTAGGAACTCCTGCCTCTGGAACCATGACTAACGTAACGGGACTACCCCCTGCTGGCGTTGTAGGTACGGCGGCTATACTTGGCGCTAATACTTTTACTGGGGCGCAAAACTTAGCGGATAACACGCTGCAAAGAGCTAACTTGTTAGATTACTCCGAGGTAACAAACGCTATCGGTAACGCCACAGGCGCTAAGACAATCGATCTAACGCTAGGCAACAGCGTGACTGCCACAACTACTGGAGCTACTACTTGGACTTTCAGTAACCCAACTGCCTCTGATGAGCTTTGCGGGTTTAGTTTGAAGTTAGTAAACGGTGGCTCTGCAACTCAAACGTGGCCCACTACAGTTGACTGGCCTGCTGCCACAGCACCTACACTCACCGCTTCCGGTACAGATGTTTTAGTCTTTACGACTGTAGACGGTGGTACTACTTGGTACGGCTTTGTAGCTGGCCTTGCGTTAGCGTAGAGGATTAAAAATGCCAAGCAATAAAAAACTATTACAGGCAGCAGCAGGAAGCGCAGGTGGCACAGAAGGCTACGTTGAGGATGTGTTCTCGACTTATTTGTATAACGGTACTGGTTCAACATTAACCATTAATAACGGCATTGATCTTGACGGTGAAGGCGGTGTTGTTTGGATAAAACAAAGATCAGGAACGGAAAAACATGTTTTAGCCTATGATGAAAATAAGTATTTATCCTCAAATACAACAGACGCGGTTACTACCAATGTAAATTATGTCCAAAGTTTTAATTCAAATGGGTTTCAAGTGGGGGTTGCTAGTCCAGTAAACAATAATGGCTCCACTTACGCCTCTTGGACATTCCGCAAAGCTGAGAAGTTTTTTGATATAGTCACTTATACCGGGAACGCAACTGCAAGAACTATAGCCCACAACTTAGGCTCAACTCCGGGTATGATAATTGTAAAAAGACTTAATGGTGCTAAAAACTGGGCTGTGTATCATACTTCAATGGGTGCAAACTACTGGGATATATTAAATGTTGGACAAGAAAAGCAAGTAAATACCAACCTATGGAATAACACCGCTCCCACTGATTCTGTTTTTTCAGTAGGTACTGACGGGCATAATAACGGAAACAACGACACATACGTTGCCTACCTATTCGCTTCAGACGCAGGAGGTTATGGTGACGATGGAACAGAGAATATTATTAAGTGTGGGACTTATGTTGGTAATGGAACAGCAGGCCATGAAATTAATGTGGGTTTTGAGCCGCAATGGGTTTTACAAAAACTAACAAGTACTACAGGTAACTGGGGTATTCAAGACCAGATGAGGGGGTTGACTGGACAAGGTTCAGGAGTTTTGCGCCCAAATTCAGGAGATGCTGAGTTAATTGATAATGGTTATTATGTAGGCAATATGCAAGCAACAGCTACAGGATTTAGCCTTGACACTGATGATCAAGGCGGTGGTAACGGAAACGGCGACACATACATCTACATGGCTATCCGCAGACCAATGAAAACTCCTACGGCAGGGACTGAGGTTTTTGCTATAGGCCAAGGTGATGGAGATGCTGACATACCCGATTTTATTTCTAACTTTCCTGTAGATGCAGGAATAATCAAAAGAATAACTGCGGGAGATAACGGAAGAATGTCTGCAAGACTAACTGGGGAAAATTATTTATCACCTAATTTAGAACAAGCAGAATCTGGTGATGACTCAGCTACTTTTGATTTTATGAATGGGTGGGGTTCTGACGGCACAAATAAAGACTCGTCCGATTACTCGTGGATGTTTAAACGCGCCACAGGCTTCATGGATGTGGTTTGCTATACTGGTAATGGAGGAGGCGTTCGAACTATAAACCATAACCTCGGAACAGCACCGGGAATGCTTTGGTTAAAAAGAAGAGACGGTAGCTCTCCTTACGGGGATTGGTATGTACAGTCTACGGGCATTTTGGCATCGCAATACCTAAAGCTAAATGCCGTAGACAACGAGACGTCTTCGCCAGACGCTTGGAATAGTACCTACGCAGGCGCTTCTGTATTTACAGTAGGGCCAGACAATAATCAATCTACTTTTCAATACATAGTCTACCTATGGGGAACAGTAGACGGAGTAAGCAAAGTAGGAACGTATACAGGAACAGGTGCTGACTTAAACGTAGACTGTGGCTTCACCGGAGGCGC